ATTCGGGGTTTTTTATTTTTCAAAGTAATGCGACGCCGCGAAGATTTTTAATAAGCGGTGGCGTTGCTCTATTTGCCATATTGGTTACCAATTCATTTGCAGTTATTACAATTTTTATAGCAAATGTTTTTATTAAACCAGATCCATCATATTGCATACCAAGATCTGGATTATCTGGGTCTATTGGCGGTATAAAAGAAACATCTCGGAAAGTTCTATTGTCATATACTGGGAATATTTGAGCAGTTGGCACAAGTTGTTGCCATGTACGTTGCGCGAATGTATTGCTAGAATCATGAGTACCAAGTGCACGAACAAATACTTTTATTGTATAGTACGGTGGCAACATTAGTTGCATATCTACACGAATCGATGAAGCCTCAAAGCCATTTGCAAGAGAAATTTGTTTTGTAATATATCTGAACTGCCGGCTATCTGTTGAAATAGGTGTTGCTGTAATTTCACTAGCTGCATTTGTTGCATCAGCAATAATATTTTCAATTGCAGTCAATGATAATTGTGAAATATCTATTACCGGGCTAAGGTCTGCGCTTGTTGTTCGCAATGATGCAAATACTGAAAGTTTACTATTAGCATTTATTAACTTACGATTTAGAACATCAACATTTTCATTTGGTGAAAATATAATTGGAGAAACATCTGGTGTATAGCCCATATTAACCCCAGCATAGCTCCAAGTAATATCAAATTTTGGAGAACCAAAGTTAATAATTTCAGCCTTTACAAACATAGTATCAACAAAAATACTTGAAACTTCAGTAAGTTCAGCATTTTGAAATTTAATTGTTGATGCCGCTAAATTAGCTTGTTTATTCCATGTGTATCTACGCAAAACAAAAGATAATGTACGAGAACCATCAGCAATCCAGGTAGAATTATTTGCAGATTTAAAGAATGTACCAGCGTATGGCTGTGAAGTAATTCTTTTTCCAGTAGAATCCACAGCACCCGTTACTGCGGTCCAAACTGTATAGCTGTTGCTATTTGAGCGTGCTATAATATGGTATTCGCCAGGCGGTAAAAATACAGGAGCATCAAAATGCATTGTTGTAGCCACTGGTGTTCCATCAGCATTAGTTCCTACATTAATATCTGCTGGATATACAACAATACGTGATGATGCGATTGTTACTGTATTATTTGGATATCCATTTACCGAGGGCCTGATTTCAATTATTACTGGAATTGTATCATCTTTGCTCTTAAAGAACAAATCTATTGATGATAAAGCAATACCATTTGGGTTTTGTGCACTACTAACCAGGAATGATTGAGCTATTGGATCTCTCCAGGTTACCTCTTCTACAATCGTTGGATCAATAACAAATGTTTCTTGGGTTGTGCTAATACCTTGAGCTTCAAAATTTCCAGTAGCAAAAGAATCGCCAATATCTGTTGCACCAGAACTATTAGAAGTAATAATAATATTTCTAGTTCCTGACAAGAATGTAGAGCTAGGAATATTAAAAGCTACTTCAAAGTTACCAGCCTCATCAGTTTTTGCTATTTCATTACCAATTGCATTACCAGTTACTTGTGTTGTTAAAAGTATATTATCCGCAGAATCGCTCCAACGAGAAATACTACTATCACGCTTAATACATGAAGCGGTAATGTCAACATTATCAAAAAATACATACATCCGTGTATTTGGCTTTAAACCAGTTGCAGATAAGAACAGCGGTCTTGGCCGTAGATATGCAATAAAATTTGTATTAATACGAGATCCGCTGCCGCTTAAGCCACGACCAACTGATAAACGCTGACGCCATACACCGTCTGGAGCCAAAGCCCTATGTGCACCTGAATCTGTTATTGTAGTTGTGGCATGTACATTATTCCATGTAACACCAGTAGTCGGGTCTACTCCACTAATATTTCCAGATATAGCGGTCTGTCCAGATAATGTACTAGCCCAGTCTTGCCAATTTTGTCCAAAAATAGTAAGACCTGTTGAGCCAATTGTAGTTATTGTTGAATTAGTATCAACCCAGTTATCAATAGCCGGTTTAACAGTAATATTACCTTGCCAGGCAAATACTGCAAATGGATTCAGATTTATTGTTTCCGATGCTAATGTTTGATATACAAATACAGATTCTTCACTATCAGGTGTAAGCATTACAAAACGATTATCAAATAATGCAATACTTGCACCAGCTTGAGAAAGCTCACGATAAACACGATTAGCAAGCGTTTGTTCTGGAAATGCTAATACTGATCCAGAGGCGCTTGGCTGTAAATTAATATTTTGAATATTGACACCAGGCCGGAGTGTTTTACTTGAAGTATCAATAGTTGCCGAATAAGCCGGATTATAATTATCAGCTAGAATAAAATCTGCAAACTTATCAGAAAAAATACCAAGCTTTGCCATTTCCGTTTGCGGATTGGCAGGGTCCATAATACGTTCATTTACAAGTTTTGCTTCAAGCTGATCTAAAGCAATTGATTTTTCAATACGATCTATTCTTGTAGAAAGATTTCGTATTTCGCGGAAAGTTAAACGCTGATTATCAATATATTCACCAGTAATATGACTAGCAACCGGCTCTGGTGTATATGCTGGGATATTAATATCCCATAATGATAATGAATTTTCTGGAATTGCCGGTGGCACTGGCATTGCCGATGGAATGCCTTGAATAACATTTATATCATTATCTTTTGTTAAAATAACAGTATCAACACGTGGCAAATAGTATTTATAAGATACATTGATAATATCAGTCATACCACCTGGTGATAATGAAGATTCAAGACTTGCATTTTCAGCAAATATGCTATTTGGTGTAATTCTATGGCAATGCTCTTTACCAGTAGTTCCAATTAAATTATCTGGTGTCATTACAAAATTTACTTGCACAGGCACGCGCTGGCGGAAATCAAAACAACGATCAAGTAAATATGTTTTACCAGAAATGGATGATGTATATTGTGGAACATCTTCCTGAGAGTAGTTACCAAACCAAGGTTGTGTTTCATTGCCACGTTTTGTTATATTTTTATCATTAATAAGTACAAAATCCTGTTGTGTTGAACGTGGAGAGCCTTCACCAATACCAGTTGACCAAATATAAGATGCTGGCGTAAACATACCACTTTCATTGGTACGAGCATCCCACTGGAAAACATCGGCATAAATTTTTAGTTTGCCACCAAATGCAGCACTTATACTTTCACCATTTGCAAGACCAGCAAATCTTTTATAATCTCCAGTTAAACGGATTTTTGCATAGTCATACATGGTATCAGTTTGTCCATTATCTAATGTAAACAAACTGGTAACATCTACTGGAGGTGTTAGCTTAGTAGCAACTATTTTACGTATACGATAAACATCTGGAATTTTTAGATTTACTATACCGGAATCAGGTAATGTAAATTGATCTACATCAGCTGGATTAGTACTTGCCACTCCAATTAAACAATTTAATTTTAAATATTTTGATCTAAAGACCGGATTATCTAGTGATTGTTCAACATTTACTTTAAAATATACGTAAATAATTTTATTAGAAGTATTAAATGTACGATTTAATCCAAATGTAGCTTCAACAATTCTAGAATTTGAGCCGCCAGTAATACCTTGCAAATTAATTACAAGATCTGTAATATCAGTAGTAGTATTAGCAACTGTGTCTTTTTCAACAAAAATAAAATTTGAAAGTATTGCAGAAGCTGGAGCATTACCGCTAACACCAAATATACCATAACCGGTATCATCAGAAAATTTATAATTTTCTGTTGAAGTTTGTGCTACTGCCACAGCAACACGCTGGGCATAGTATTGTACATCACTAATAGTGTCATTTCCAGTATTAACTATAGGTGAGTCTGTAATTTTAGCAATAGCTACGTAATCACCAGCGCCAAGTAATGCCACAGGAGATGTAGGATTAAAAATCTGGTTACCACCGTGTGTAATAGACGTTACCGAGCTAAATGGAGCTCCAGAGTCTAATGTTACATTATCAAGATAACAACGATAGATTTTAGTATCATCTTCAGTTTTTTCATATGCAAGCCCGGTAAAACGGGCAGAACCAATTTTATCATTATTATAATATAAATTAACTATTGGTTTTATAGTCGGATCTAAATTATCATAAAATTCAGTCATTGTTACATATGCATATCGGCTTGCTGGTACAGATACATCTGCGCCTTCTACACCCGTAAAAGTTCGTGCTTTTGCAATTGCATTGTCGCCTTCAAATATGGTTGTAGTAGTTTTATCAACACGATAGCCATTATTATAAGCCGTGCCCTTTTCAACCAATAAATTAAATTTTTCTGGTTTTTCAATAGAAGAACTAACAGCCTGTTCTTCCGATGTAAATTTTATACAAAATGGCTTTACTGTAAATGAACCATTTATTTCAGAAACTTGTTGTGCGAATAAATCCAGGATCGGCCCATTCTGCGGCTTTTCAGTATTGGCAACATTAATGCCATTTTTAAAACGAAAAAGTTCAATAAAATTATCATCTGGGGTTGTAGAAGGCAAACCATCCCATGGTAAAATACCTAGACCAAGATTGATAATCAATCGATCAGCACCAGGCCCACCAAAATTGCTAGCTCCTGCTGCCGGATCACCCAATGAAACATCGGTTCCAATTGTAGCAATATCTTTTGCTACAAATAAACCGACTTTAGCTGAAATATTGGATATATCAAAACTTGCACCAATTTGTTCATTAATGGTAAAAACTACAGATGATTGCGGATCTGTACGTAAAAAATATCCATCATAAAAAAAGATAGAACTATCTACATGCGCCACCAAAGCCTTTTCAGTTTTAACTAATTCAACTTTACCAGAAGCTGCAATATAATCTTCAGTAGCTGGAATATTGAATGTAGCATCCGCTTGAATTGTAGTTGTGTTATTTGCAAATGGCGATATATTGGTTACAAAAAGACATATGCGATTTTCAACACTGTTGCCAATCAATATTGGCAATATACGAGCATCCGCAATATTGAATATCGCCTGAGTATCGCTATTGATATTTTTAATTTTTCTGCCAATTAATTCAGAAGGAACAAGACCAGCATTAGCAGCATCGGTCTGGTCAATAACAAGCACATCGCATAATTGGTGTGAAGCTGATCCCAAAACTAAAGAGCCATTTTTAAAAACATAAGAGCTAAGTGCATTAACTTGATTTTGCAAAATATATTGCAACTGTGTCAATTCCCGGCTCTGCACTGGGTATGACGGTTTGAATAAAACAGCATAATGATTTTTTTCTATTGCAGACTGATAATCATTAAAGTACGGAGCCTGAGAAGAAAGGCCATTATCATTAAGAGGGGTTAATTGCAAAGGATTCATATCCTTACTTAAGAGCGTTATAAGTATGCATATGATCGGCCGCAAGCCAACAAAAACAGGATGGTTTACCCCTATGTTTCCAGAAAAATACAAAGGGGATCCAACTAAAATACGCTATCGCTCAAGCTGGGAACAGCGGGTTTTTCAACAGTGCGACACCAGTCATTCAATTATTGCCTGGGCATCAGAAGAAATACAAATACCATATGTTGACCCTACAACCTATGATCCGGCTACTGGAGCTCCAAAATTAAGAATGTATATACCAGATATCTGGCTACAAGTTAAGCTTGCTGATGATAGTATAAAAACCATGATGTTTGAAATAAAACCTCATAAGGAAACTATTGCACCAGTTAATAAGCAGGGAAAAAGACGCGATCGCGTATTGAGCGAAAATATAACATATGTTAAGAATCTAGCAAAATGGGAAGCTGCCCAGAAATTATGCAATAAATACGGTTGGGAATTCAAAGTTATTAGCGAACAGCAAATCTTTGGATAATATGCGCATCTCATCTACCATAATAGTAAAACCATGATCACTTTTGTTTATCCAGCATATCTGAATAGTGAATCTGTTCAGAATCCAGAAACATCAAATTTAAATT